ACGAATCTTTTTGATGTCACCATCACGCAAATACCATCTTGCGCCCTGCTTCACTTCAGGGTCATTTGTTGGTGGGCTAGCGTCTTTTGGTTTCATAATATTTGTCCATTTCGTAATCTATGTCGTAATCAAAACTTTCTAAAGTTTTAAAAAATGCTCTCAAAAACAATATTACACCACTCAAAGTGGCAAACGCTGTCCCTACAATTACCAATAATGTTCCCATAAGCCCTTTTGTCCATGCTAAAACAACAACTAGCAAAACCATCTGTAAGATGGTTTTATCCTTACCTTCACTATTGTACACTTCGCCAGTAGGCTCAGTGTACCTATTTATCCTACCCCCCTCCGTAGGTTCCCCCCACCTTTGTTCCCTGTGTTCCCTAGACAAGTACAATACAAGTTAGGAACATTTCACCTAATGGCATGGACAACATCTTAGACCCACGCCAAGAAAAGTTTTTAAACTGGCTGATGGTCCCACCACCAAACCGTGTACCATCCTCACAAGAAAAATATGCCATCCTAGAAGGTGTAGATGAAACGACTTTACGCAGTTGGAAAAAGAAACCAGCGTTCAAAATGGAATGGGAAAAACGAGTATCCGAACTCCAACAATCCCCAGAACGAACCCAAAAACTACTAGACAATCTTTATGAGCGTGCGTTAGCAGGCGACAACAACTCCGCCAAACTGTACCTACAGGCAACCAACCGTCTAGCCCCAACCCAAGTCCATGTAGAACACTCCAGCAAACCATCAGAAATCTCTGATGCCGAACTAGACAGCCTCATAGCGTCAGTCGCTCAATCTGAGGTTGAGTCCCGTAAGGAACTAAAAACACAATAGTGGGTTCAACGATAGAATGTCCGACTTGTGGGTGTGAGTATCCTCCTGTTGCGACCAGATGGCGTTGCCCTGAGTGTGGCTTTAAGGATTCATGCTGTGAGGGTGAACCTAGGAAGATGAGAGATTATGACAACAACTAATGATGCGATGTTTGAGGCTCTAGCAGGGTCATATCCATCATCAGGTCAAACATTGGGTGACTTGTTGTACGCTTTCTGGTCTGAAAAAGGTTTGCAGTATCGTGGTACTTTGGCTTATGAGTTTTATGTGGCGCAAGGTGCTACGGGCGCAACTCTAGGAGATTTGGCAAACGATTACTTTGTACGGGTTTACCCGTTGGAGTTTGATTTTCTTAATTTTACTATTGATGACGCTGATGAGTGGTTGGAGTTACAGGTTTTTGACCGTTATGATACGGTTGAACAGCAAATATACAGTTTAATTTGGTAAAGGAACAAAAGGAATACTATTATGGCAACAACATTTAGCAAAACACTTCTTAGTGGTTCAACAGACGGTAAAGGCATTAAAGTCGTACAAACCGCTACTGCTGGTACTACTATTCACACTGGTCCAACTAACACATCTATAATTGATGAAATCTGGTTGTATGCAGTTAACACTTCAGCCTCGGATGTTAAACTTACAATTGAATGGGGTGGTGTTGCTTCACCAGATGACCACATTGAATACACAGTTAAGGCTGAGAACGGTCTATATTTGATTGTCGCTGGCGGTCTAATCAAGGGTAATGCTACTGCGCTTGTTGTTCGTGCATTTGCTGCTACAGCCAATGTTATCGTAATGCACGGATATGTTAACCGTATAACAACAGTTTAAGGTCATCCTAGATGCCTAGTTTTGTTAGAAACACTTCAGGTGGTAAAGCCATTAGCGGTGGAGCATTGCAACCTCGTGGTCGCCGTGGTAACACTAATCAGGTAGCGTCTTACTGGTCTGGTGGTTCTTCCTCTGTTGAATCTCTTGAACTGCTTGTAATTGCTGGCGGCGGCGGTGGTGGTCCACAATTTGGCGGTGGCGGTGGCGGTGCTGGTGGTTATCGTGAAAATCTTGCATTTGCTGTTTCTGCTGGAACTGTTTACACAGTAACCGTTGGCGGTTATGGTGGTGGTGCTGGAGGCTCTGGTAACGGTGGTTCTGGAACCGCATCTTCATTCGGCTCGTATTCAGCATCAGGTGGTGGCGGTGGTGGTGGAGGCAACGGCGTTTCTGGTGGTTCAGGCGGTGGTGGTTTTGGTGGTGGCAACAACGGTGGTTCTGGAAACTCTGGAAGTTATTCACCAGTAGAAGGTTATGCTGGTGGTTATGGAGCAGGAATTATTGCTGGTCGTTCTCGTGCAGGCGGTGGCGGTGGCGGTGCTAACGCTGTTGGTGGAGACTACTCTGGTGAAAACGGCGGCTCTGGCGGTTCAGGTAAATCTTCAAGCATTACTGGAACAGCAACATTTCGTGCAGGCGGTGGCGGTGGCGGTGCATATGTTGGTTACGGCGGTGGCGGTGGCGGCGGCAACGGCGGCGGCGGTGGAGGAAACGCTGGTGTAGGTTCAACAAACACTGGTAGCGGTGGCGGCGGTGGCGGTTACTATATTAACTACGGACACATTCCAATTTATGGTGGTAACGGTGGAACAGGTGTCGTGATTATTGCTTATCCTGATTCTTTTCCTGCTGCTGTTTCAACAACAGGTTCACCAACAGTTAGTTTGGTTAGTCGTGCGGGTTATCGTGTTTATACATTTACTGGTTCGGGAAGCATTACTTTCTAATGGCACATTTTGCAGAACTAAACGAAAACAATATTGTAATTAGCGTTATCGCTGTTCATAATAATGAACTTCTAATTGATGGTGTTGAAAACGAAGCAAAAGGTATTGCTTTTTGCAATACCATAAAACCTGCTAATTGGATTCAAACATCTTATAACGCTAACTTTAGGAAGTCTCCTGCGTTTGTTGGTGGTTCGTATGACCCTGTTCGTAATGAGTTTGTTTATCCTCAACCATTTCCTTCTTGGACTTTGGATTCAAACAATGATTGGCAACCACCTATTGCTAGACCAACAGAAGATGGTGTATGGATTTGGGATGAAGAAACCCAACAGTGGCAACTGTAACTTTTGGCAGTTTTCCTAGGTCTGGTAATTTTTTTCTAGTAGAAACATTCAGAAAAAATGCTTCATCGGTTGGTGTTAACTGGGTTGGACATAACGCCCATCTGTTAACAAAACATAAAGATTCTTTTACGATAATTAGAAATCCATTGGATTGTGTTCCATCTTGGATTGTTTACGAAAAAGATGTACGCCCTAATAGAGCAGAAAAAGTTCTTGAATGGTATTGTGCGTATTATCAAAAGTGTTTTGATAATAACATTAAAATGTTTACTTTTGATTATTTGGTTAATGACCCAATTGGTCTTATAGGTCGGTTTTGTGAAGTTCAAATACATGATACTAATTTTAAATATTTTTATAATGAAACTAAAGACAAGTCTGGTTATAACGAGATTATTCAGGAAATGCAGTTAGCACCTAGTTTTTCTAGAGCAATGAGTTTGTTTGAGGAAGTATGCGTTCTCGCTGGATAATCTTTGTTCCAGTAGCGTTACTGGCATTATGGTCATCGGTTGCTAAAGCAGATGGCTTAGGCGACTGGACCGCTTCGCAATCCTGTGCCACAGGTTTTGTAAATGTAGTTGATAACAGTATTGTTCTTACTGGACCTGATGGTGGTGGGTGTGGTGGGGCTAATTGGGTTAAAATTGAAACCACAATTCCTGAAGGTGTCCTTAGCGTTTCTTTTGATTGGTCGTATTGGACGCATGATGGGTGGGTTTATGACCCACCACAATATGGTGTAAATAATGTTTATACTTTATTGACACAGCAAAATCAGGCTTCGGGAACAGAAACGGTTACTGTTACTGCTGGTGATATATTTACTTTCAGACAATATTCAATTGATTCATGCTGTAAGGCTGGTCACTTAACGATAAGTAATCTTTCATTATGGGAATTTACAACAACATCCACGACTTCAACAACGATGACAACTACTACTATTGTCCCCGAAACGACTGTCCTTGCCACCAGCACGACTTCTACGACAGTTCCAGAAACCTCAACATCAACAACCAGCACAACGACCAGTACGACATCTATTTTAACTACGACAACAACTAGTTCTTTTTTAGCAACGACAACAACCACGCTAGAACTAACGCCACAAACATCAACATCTATTTCACCTCCTCAAATATCCGAGCCAGAACCTGTTGAGCCTTCCGTTCCTGTAGAGCCAGAACCAACCGAGACAGGGACCACAAGCACATCAATAGAGGAACCCATGCCAGAGGTGACGCTTCTACCAGAAACAACCACAACAACTGAACCAGAGATAACAACGACTGAAGCACCTGAAGATACTACCACAACCTTAGAGCCAGATTTGGAGCCAAATTTAGAGCCATTGGCGGAGGAAGAAGTGATTGCTCTGATTGCTGAAGCAACTACTGTTGAGGAATTACAAGAAGCCTTAGAGGAGTTAACACCTGAACAAGTTGAACAGGTTGTTGATGAAATTCTAAGTCAGGAAGAACCTAGTCAGGAGCAGGCTGTGGCTTTAGCCACAAGCCCAGAAGTTTTGTCTGTTATTAGCGTGGACAATGCTGAGAAGGTGTTTGAGGCGTTGCAGGTTGATGAGTTGACTGTTGAGCAGGTTTCTGAATTGATTGAGGCTGTTCAATCTGCCCCTGAGGATATTCGTACACAGTTTGAAACTAGTATTGACATCTTTGCCTCGGACCTAGGGGATTATGTTCCTGTGGGTTCTAATGTGCCTGTTGATACTCGTAGAACCCTTATTGCTGTTGCTGCTGGTGCAGCAATGGCTGCTGTTGGTTCTAGGAAGTTCCCATAGAACAATTAGCCTATTAAGGTGAAAAGGTTTTTTTCTGAGATTCATGGTCTTACTTGGACTTTGGCTGGAACAGGCATGGTTTTAATTACCCTGTCTGGCAATACCCGTTCTTTGGGTTGGCAAATTACCCTAGTAGCATTAACCGTACACCTTGTTGGTGTATTTATTAAGGAGAAAAATGAATAAGGCAAAAGACATTGCAGGAAGAATTGTTGCACTTTTTCTTACCAACGCCCTTGGCGTGGTAACTGGTGCTGCAATTATCGCCCCAGACCTAGAAGTGTGGAAGTCGGCTCTTATCGCTGGCGCAGTATCCATTTTCAAGGTTGCAGAACAACTTGCAAAGGCAAGCATTGATGGTGTTCTTACCAGAGATGAAATTAATGCAGCGTTTGGTGCAACCCCTAAGAAGATTGCAGCCAAGAAAGTTGCTAAGGCTGTAACAAAGTAATGAAACTGTTTATCACCCCCGTTAAATCTTGCCAGCATCTAAAAGGTAAAAAACCGTCTGAGGTTCTCCCTAGCATGCTTCGTAAGGTTTCGGGTGGTGGTAAATTAGAGTTGTGTGCGGCTGATGCGTGGGAAGCGATGGTTGCTGCTGCTAAGGTTGATGGCATAAAGTTATCTCCCAGTAGTGCAGGTGACATGTTCCGCAGTATTGCACAGCAAACCGCAGGTTTTGTTCAAAGATATCAGAAGGAACCTATTGCTGGTGCGGTGACACGCACTTGGAATGGTGTTAAATGGTATCTTAAAAAAGGTTTTGCACCTTTAGCGGCTCCTAATGATGACCCAAAGAATTGTTCTAAACATATGTTGGGTATTGCGGTGGATGTCGCTGGTGCTAATGGTAAGATTTTGGAATGGATGTTTAATAACATTGCCAAGTTTGGTTTTAGTTGGGAAGTAGTTCCTGCCGAACCTTGGCATATTCGTTATGTTGCAGGTGATGCTACACCTGAAGCCGTTGTGGCTTGGAAGGAATCTAGCAAGTAATATCCCCGATGTGCAATTGTTTGCACAGATAGGAAATTATGAGGAAATTTTTTGTTATCTCATTAATTATTGGCATGTTTTTTTCACCCACCAGTGTTTCTGCAAAGAAACCACTGAACCTCAGGTGTCCACAAATGGAAGGCATTACTCGCATTATTGCAGATAGCGATAAAATGATTCTTCAAGTGGACTATATTATGTGGCGTGAATCCAGATGTAAGTCTAAGAACATTAACCGCAAGGACCCTAATGGTGGTTCGGTTGGGTTGTTTCAGATTAACAAGTTTTGGTGTAAACCAAACCGATACACGAAACAGGGTTTCCTTCAGGATGCTGGTGTACTAAACAAATGCCATCAACTTTATAATCCTGTTGTCTCTGCTAAAGCCTTTATGGCTATTTATGATTATGCTCATAATCGTTATGGTGATGGTTTCGGTCCATGGGGTGGTGAACCTACATGGATTTAAACGCACTTATAAATGAAAAAGAGTGGAGGAAATGTCGTGGTCCTGAGAAAGCAACAATTGAACAACAACTAGAGGCTTTCACATATTTTTGTGAAACTTTTTGGTGTATTAAACATCCTGAGAAGGGTCGTATAAAGTTTAATTTGCGTGACTCGCAAATTGACACAGTTAAAACTTGGATGTCAGAGCGTTACACAATTGTGTTGAAAGCCCGTCAGATTGGGTTTTCTACTTTGGCTGCCGCATACGCTTTCTGGTTGGTGTTCTTTGCTCCTGACCGTTTTGTTGTTATGTTGTCCCGTACCGAGCGTGAATCTGTAAAGTTGCTTGCCAAGAGCAAGTATGGTTACCGTTTTATTCCACAGTGGATGAAAGAGCGTGGACCTAGGCAAACTACTGACCATCAACTTAAAATGATGTTTGATAACGAGTCTGCTATTGAGTCGCTACCATCGGGCAGCGACCCTGCTCGTGGTGAGTCGGTGTATTTGGTTATTGTGGACGAGTGGGCGTTTTTGCCTAACCCTGAAGAAGCGTGGGCTTCTATTGAACCTATTACCGATGTCGGTGGTCGTGTTGTTGGTTTGTCCACTGCTAATGGTTCGGGAAACTTTTTTCATCAACTGTGGGTTGGTTCACAAACAGGGTCAAACAAGTTTAAAGGAATCTTTTATCCTTGGGATGCTGATGGTGAGCGTAACGAAGATTGGTATGAGGCTAAGAGCCGTAACATGCAATCTTGGCAGATGCACCAAGAATATCCACGCTTCCCTGAGGAAGCGTTCATCAAATCAGGTAACCCTGTTTTTGATATTGACATGCTGAACAGCATGGAACCAGAGGATGGTCATGTTGGTTACTATCATTTATATTCTGATGGTAATGGTGAGTTCCGTTTTCAAGAAAACGGTGAACTAGAAGTTTGGTCCCATCCTGAGATTGGTGGAACATATGTGATTGGAGCCGATGTCGCTGAAGGACTTAGTTATGGTGACTACAGTTCCGCCCATGTAGTTGACGCAGCCACAGGGCTAGTGGTTGCTCATTGGCATGGACATATTGAACCTGACTTGTTTGGTGAACTGTTGGCTGAAATAGGTTGGTGGTACAACACAGGTTTGTTGGGTATTGAAAGCAACAACCACGGTCTGACAACCCTGAAGGCTGCACAGAAGCATGGTTATAAGAATCTTTATAAACAACGCCGCCTTAATGCTGTCCGTGCTGACCCTAGTGATGTGTTGGGTTGGAGAACCACATCCTCTAGTAAGCCGTTGGCTATTGACGAACTTAGTGCCGCTATCCGTGATGAGGGTATAATCATATTGTGTGCTAAGACTTTGGGCGAGTTGCGAACATTTGTTCGCAAGGAGAATGGTCGTATGTCTGGTAGCCCACATGACGACAGAATTATAAGTTTGGCTATCGCCAACCAGATGTTGAAGTATGTTTGGTTGCCTGAATATCGTGGTGATGTTTCTTTGCCAAAGAATAGTTTAATGTGGTGGGAGCAACACCTTTTTAGTGGTCAGGGTGAGAATCGGATGTTTCTTGGTTCCCATAATGTAAGAAAACGAACACCTTTTTAATCTTAGGAACAGATTCAGTACTATTATGATGTTTAAATGCACAAATTGTGACAAAACCTTTGTTTCAGACGAACTTCCCCGCAGGGGCGAAGTCTGTTTTGCATGTCATATTAAAACCGTCAGATTGGGATTCACTTATGGTAAAGAAGATTTTCATGGTCCTACTGTCGCTGAGCGTCAGCGTCAAACTGTGGAACAGGCTAAAATCAACGGGTACAACGCAGAGCCAGTCACGAACTGGATGTAATGAATCATGCTTTCATCCGTATGGGTCCCAATCATCGTTGCCGTCATCATGGGACCAGTCGTGGTTGTCTTACAAAAACTTCGTAAAGAAAACACCGACCAACACGCACAAGGGCAAGTCCTTCTTCGGGTTATCGGGTCTAAGGTTGACAAAATAGGTAGCAAACTGGA